TCCACGCTGTCGATGGCGAGAGTTTGCCGAGTGCTAAATCATGGGCCAATGGCTATCCTGCCTGGCAGGCGACAACGGCCTATGCTCTTGATGATGGCGTACAAGCCGGGATAAATTGGGCACCATCGGCACCAATGAAGATCATTACCGCCGGGACATCAGGGGCAACGGAACCTGCCTGGCCCCAGTTAAAACGGTTTTCCAGGCAGATAACTCTGTCCGGAGCTGTCGCAGAATCGGTCGGTGCCGCAATCGATAACGGTGATGGTACGGTCAATATCCCCTGCCCTGGGCATGGCCTTATTGCTGGAGATGTCGCCTATATCTTGGGCACAACAAATTATGACGGCAATAATGTCCTGCCAGTGCAAACGGCCCCGGACGCCTTGACCATCACCGCCACTTATGTGGTCGAGACTTTCGCCTTTAATGACTGGGGCAATATCCCCCAGGTGTGGAATTCTGGCCGCGCTATCTCCGGTGCCGCAATAGATAACGGTGATGGCACAGTCAATATACCCTGTATTGCCCATGGTTTTGTCAGTGGGGAGAGTGTTTCTATTGCTGGCACAGCAAACTACGGTAACACTTACACCCTTGCTACCCAGGCCAACCCAAACGAGATCACTATTGCCGCCACCTATGCGGCAGAAACCTTTGACGAGGGTGACGAGCGAGCTTACATAAACGGCGAGGTCTATCGTAAAATTATCCCGCCACCAGGGACGTATATCACCTCTACCGACCATGGAATCGCAGACGATGAGGCTATGACCATCGGCGGTACGACCAGCTATGATGGACTGACCAGTGGTCATGCTGTTGACGCAGACACCCTGTATATCCACAAGGCATTTGTGGCAGAGACACTGACGGCAACGGCGGAGGTCTATAAAGCTCCGGCGGTGAACAATCTCGATGGGACAATCAACCTGCCTTGCCTTGCCCATGGCTTTGTTGCAGGCGATGAGGTGACGATCTCCGAGATCGGCATCACCACCTGGGACGGTGTATATATTTTGGGTACTCAGGCAGATCCTGACGCAATCACCATAACCGCAACGTTTATAACACAAGACGTCTCCGGCGCAGCGGTGACCAAAAAAGTGACGGACGGCACAGTAGAGTGGGAGTTAACTTATGAGTAAGCTCTGCTTTGTAGTCGGCTGTGACGGTATCCATTATGGCAAAGGCTTATGCCAGCGCCATTATGGCCGGTTGCGTAAGATGGGCACCCTGGATGCCGTTAAGGTGGAGTCTCTACCGGCTGAAGAATGGTGTCCTTCGGAAAACCCGATTCTGCAGGATATCTTTTTCTCTAATCTTGGCAGGGTGAAATCATGCAGAAAGCGTGATGAAAGGCTCTTGAAAACCGTGCTGATTACCCCGCCAAACCATGCCTCAAAGGTATTAATGGTGCGACCAGGTGGCGCGGAGCTGCGTGTGGCTCAAGAAGTGCTTCGTATTTTTAGGGGCAATCCAGAGGGCGATACAACAGTTGTTTACCATGACGGCAACCCTGCCAATTGTCGAGCTGATAACATGGAATGGTATGGCAAGAATTATCTGGTCGACAAGGCCATTGCTCTTGCTGAGGGGGCGAGCCATCCGCTGGCCGATTGTTTTTTGAAATTTTGGCATGGGGATCATGCAGCAATCAACGATTGGCTGATATCCATTACTGATCCGGTGCGCGGCTATCTCTACACCTGTCTGAGACGGGTTGGCTTTCCATGGCATTTAGAGGTTGAAGATCTGGTGCAACAGGCACTCACCGATATTTTTATCGCGCTCTACCGGGGGATGTTCAAGGGTTTCGAGACGCTTGATAGATGGATACTGACGGTGGCAAAAGCTGCCTATCTCAGGTTTATGCGGGTGCGGGTGCCGAGGTCGATGGACTATGACCTAAGTGATGGGGCTACCGGATATCTCCCCGATCTGGTTGGCTGGTGCCATCCATCGGCGGAATTGCAGGCAAGCTACAACGAGGAGATCCAAAGATGCTGAAAAATACCTTTCTCGCACTTCTCTTTATCGTCGCCATCATCCCCATGCAGGCCAGTGCAGAGACAATCGAGGTAGAATTTGCCTTTACAGCGCCTGAGAACAAGATCATAACCAGCTATAAACTCTATCGGGATGGCTCCCTGGTCTGCACCACCCAGGAGACCGGCCCCGGCCTCCTGGATTGTACTGTTGCTGAAATACAAACAGTCTCAAGCTGGACACTGAGCGCTGTTTACAGTGATAATTCCGAGTCTCCACTCTCTCCAGGGTTCCTCTTTCCCTCCGCCGACTGGGTAAATAATGGTCCGCCATGCAACAAGCCTTTCCTGATGCGTGTCAACGGGGCGCTGTTTCGTTTAATTGTTGAGCCGTAACCGCAAAACACTGAAGTCTTTCAAGTTATCTTCCTTTCCTCCATCCTTTATATCTATCACCTAAACAACCCCCCTAAACACCGGGCCAGAGCTTTTTTCTTGAGTAGCTTTATGGCCCGGTGATTTTCGGGGCTGCAGATGATTAAAGAGGGGGCACTGTTACCGGGGTGCCGCCGTGATCCGCGAGAGCAGAGCGGCGCTTAAAAGGCTCATGGCGATGCTCGCCGGGGTCAATTCCTTCTCGTTAGAGATAATTTAACAAAGGAGCACAACCCATGAAAGGATGGAAAACATGGCTGGCTGCAGGGGGCACCGCTGTTCTAGCCCTGGTCTCGATCTTAAACGGTGACACCGCCGAGGGAGCCCAGCAACTGGTTGCTGCGCTGGCCCTGGTCGGTCTTGGTCATAAGCTCGAGAAAAGCAAAACGCCGAGCAAGTAAGATGGCCGACCAATTTGACAGCGCCCAGGTGATCGAATCCGGCCAGCGCCAGCGGGCGCTTAAGGCCCAGGCTCAAAAGTCAGATATCGGTCTGGCGATCACCCGTAAAACGTGCATTGACTGCGACGATGACATCCCAGAGGCCCGGCGGCAAGCGTGCCCAGGCTGCAATCGCTGCATTTTTTGCGCTGAAATATTTGAAGAAAAGAAAGGGAGGCCCTTTTGAAACTTTACGAGGCTGGCAGTGTGTGGACGGTGTTGGCCGTATTGGTCAAGACCCTGGATGGCTCGGCGGTGGGGCTGATTCTCTTGGCTGTCTTTAGCTTGCCGGTAATGGTGATTGTGGCGCTCTTTCTCTTGCGCGAGGAGATAAAGAAAAGAGAGCTGGCCAGCCAGAAACAATTTGAGGCCATGACCCAGTTTTACAGCAATAACGTGCTGCTGGTGGAAAACTACGAAAAGACCGCCGACGGCCTGCAGACAATCATCCACTTATCGACATCGACACTCACCCGGCTGGTTGAGAAAATCAATAATAACCATTTTTGCCCGATAGTAAGGGAAAGGAGCTTAGGCAATGGCGACTAGTGTGGTGGCGCAGATGCGTATTAAAAAAACTCGTAAAGAGATGGAGATCACCACTCTGCGGATTGAGGCCAAGGGGCTATGCCGGGCGATTGTCGCCGGGATAACGCCAGAACTCAACACTATTGAGGAGATGAACACCATCAGCGCTGCAGGCTCAATGGATCAGCTGATTGCCAGGCAGGCTGAAATCCTACTCTTACAAGAAGAAATATGGGGTTTGGAGAAAGCACTTGGCCAGTAAGGGGAGCAAAAAACACCTTTACCAGCCAGCCCTGGATCTCTACGCCGACGGCAACAGTCTCACCGCCATTAGCAATGAGCTGGGCGTCTCGGTTACCTCGCTGTGTCGCTGGAAAAATGACAGCAAGGACCCTAAGCAGGACATGGATGAGTGGGACCTGGCCCGCAGCCAGACCCGCAGCCTGTCCAAGCGCGAGCTGCTCAGAAGCTCAAAGGTGCTTTTTAATCGCAAGCTGCTGCAGCTCAAAGGCCTTGCCGCAGAAAATATCGATGCAAAGAGCGCGGATTGTTTGGGCAAGCTGATGGCGATCATCGCCCATATGGACAAGCTGGAAGATGACACCAAGATGGTTGAGAGCGAGGCCAAGACAACCCGCAAACAGGGCACCAGTGCCCAGACAATCGACCAGATCAGGGCGGCTATCATGGGAGACCTCGCACAGTGAGCAGTGGAATATTATTGCCATATCAACAGCGCTGGAACAATGACCCCGCCCCGGTGAAAATCATCGAAAAGGGCAGGCGGATAGGGCTGTCATACTGTGAGGCCTCAGACGCCGTGCTGCACTCTGCAGACGCTGATCGCGGGGCCAACACCTATTACATTTCATATGATAAGGAAATGACCAGCGGTTTTGTGCAGGATTGCGGCACCTGGGCGCGGGCCTTTAATACCGCAGCCAGCACGGTGGGTGAGAAAATCCTCACCCGTGATGATGGCAAGGATGTGCATGTCTATGACATCAAGTTTGACAGCGGCTATAAAATCCAGACATTTTCCAGCAACCCGCGCAACCTGCGCAGCAAGGGCCGCCCAGGCGAGCGCTTGATTATAGATGAGGCCGCCTTTGTTGATGATCTTGACGAGCTGTTAAAGGCTGCCATTGCCATGACCATGTGGGGCGGCACGGTGCATATTCTGTCCACCCATAACGGCACAGAAAACCCTTTCAATGTGCTGATCACCGATGCCAGGGCGGGCCGCAATGATTACTCAATCCACCGGGTGACCTTAGATGATGCCATCGGTGACGGCTTATTTAAAAAAATCTGTGAGGTGAAAGGCGAGGTGTGGAGCCTGCAGGCGGAAAGCGAATGGCGGGCCTCGCTGATAAAGCGCTATAGCCCCAACGACGCCGAGGAGCTTTTTTGTATACCGGCCCAGGGCTCTGGCGCTTTTCTTTCTAGGGCTCTCATTGAACGCTGTATGGCTGCAGATATTCCGGTCTTAAGGCTTGAGCTAAAAGATGAGTTTAAATTTTTTCCAGAGGCCCGGCGGATCTCAGAGATAGAGGCCTGGTGTGAGGATCACCTGGCCCCCCTGCTTGCACAGCTTGACCCCAAGCGGCTCAGCTATTTCGGTGAGGATTTTGCCCGTAACGGCGATCTGTCCATTTTCCTGCCCGCCCAGGAGCAACAAGACACCAAGCTGCGCGCCCCCTTTGGCCTTGAATTACAGAACGTTCCTTTTGAGGCCCAGCGCCAGGTGGTCTTTTATATCATCGATAGGCTGCCGAGATTTTCCCATGGCGCTTTTGATGCCAGGGGCAACGGCCAATATCTGGCCGAGGTGGCCGCCCAGAAATATGGGGCACAAAAAATCAGCGAGGTGATGCTCAGTGAGGCCTGGTACCGGGATAATATGCCCCGCTATAAAGCGGCCTTTGAAGATGAAACCATCCTCTTGCCGCTTAATGCCGACTGGGTGGAGGATAACCGGGCCTTTAAGATGATCAAGGGCGTGGCCAAATTGCCGGATGGCAAGACAGAATCAAGCGGCGGCCAGCGCCATGGTGATGCGGGTGTCGCCGGGGCCATGGTGGTCTATGCCAGCAGGCAGGAAACCTATAGCAAACCAGAATATAAATCTGTTGGTAAACGTCGAATGTCTAAAAAAGGGATGTGGTAAAAAATGGCCAAGGTCACGCTATACGATCAATTCAATAGAGAGATAGATCTCAGCAAGAACAAAAAACCGGAAGGCCGCCAGCTGGCTGTGGCCCCCTTGCTTGAAAGCTACCGTGAGTATATCAATGATGGCCTCACCCCTGAGCGGCTGGCCGGCGTCTTTAAACGGGCCGATGCCGGGGATGTGCGCAGCCAGGCCGAGCTGTTTGAGCTGCTGGAAGAAAGAGACGCCCATGTGCTGTGCGAACGGGACAAGCGCCGTAATGTCATTGTCGATCTGGATTATGTGGTGGAGCCTGCAGACGATGACGCCAGGAGTGGCCAGGTTGCCGATTTTATCAAAGCGTATTTTGCTGACTGTGCCGACTGGGACGCCAACCTTGTCACCCTGCAGGACGCAGTGGGTAAGGGCTACTCGTCGCTTGAAATTGGTTGGGATGTGTCAGAGGGCCAGGCAGCCATCAAGAGTCTTGAACCGCTCAAGCAGTCTCGTTTTTCTTTTACCGATGAGCGCGGGATTTTGTCCAGCGTGCCCCGCCTGCTCTCTGATGAGGATAGTTTTGGCGCTGTGATTCCACCCTGGAAAACGCTCACCCATGTCTATGGTGGCAAGTCAGGCTCACCGGCACGGGCCGGGATCTACCGGGTGGCCAGCTGGATGGTGCTCTTTAAAAACTATGCCATTAAGGACTGGGTGATCTTTTGCGAGCTTTTTGGTATGCCGCTGCGCCTGGGCAAATATGACACCGGGGCCACAGAAGAGGACAAAGAGGCGCTCTTTGCCGCCATCTCCTCCATCGGCTCAGATGCCGCTGGCGTTATCAGTAAAGCCACTGAGATCGAATTTATCGAAAGCGCAAAAGGCAGCGCCGCCTCTGATCTCTGGAAACTGCTGGCGGATTTTTGCAACGCCGAGATCAGCAAAGCGATTTTAGGCCAGACACTGACCACCCAGGTGGGCAGCTCTGGCAGCTATGCGGCGGCCAAGACCCATAATGAGGTCCGCCTTGATCTCTTGAAAGCCGATGGCCGGGCGCTTGCCTCAACCATCCGCGACCAGCTGATCAGGCCCCTGGTGGGTTTTAATTTTGGCTGGGACACCCCACTGCCGACTTATCGCTCTGTTTATAAAGAGGCCGAGGACCTGGATAAAAAAGCCGACTGGCTCACCAAGCTGATGGACAGGGGCATGCCTGTCTCTGTTGACTATATGCGGGAGCAGTTTTATATCCCAGCGCCGGAAAAGGGCGCGGAACTTATCCAGCTAACGACCGTTGGGGCGCAACAAGCTGGCGCGCAACCACCGCCACCACCAGCACAAGCGGCCAAAATAATCGCCAAAACAATTCCGGTACCGGATGCAAAGCAGACCATCACCGCCCTGGTCGACCATGAATTGCAAGGTGCTGATATGGCCGAGATGATCGACCCGGCCAAGGAGCTGCTCACCGAGGTGGCCAGCCTGGAAGAATTCCGCGACCGGCTGCAGGATGTCTATAAAAATCTTGAACCCCTGGCCATGGGTAACGCCCTGCAGAAAGCCATGAGCCTGGCAGAGCTATCTGGCCGTTTTAATGAGATGGCCTAAAAGGCCCTATTTCGCCCTGTAAGCGTTTTTGAGGGGTAGGGGGTGAAAGTATGCGCGCGTGGCCCCTGATAGAGCGTGAGGGAAAATTTAAACGGGTTTTAAACAGCAAAGGACAAGTGATAGACAGATGGATACAGCCGAGGAGTATATAAAATTGCCATTTTCCCAGGCTATCGACTTTTTCAGACAGAAAACCAACCTGGCCACCGAGGCCTGGGATGATATCTGGAGCGCGATGCATACCAGGGCCTTTGTGGTGGCCGGTGCCACCCAGGACGCTCTGCTCTCGGATCTGCGCACGGCGGTGGATAAAGCGATCAGTACCGGCACCACCCTGGCGGAATTTCAGGCAGATTTTGACGCCCTTATTACAAAAAGCGGTTGGAGCTATAACGGCAGCCGGGGCTGGCGCACGGCGGTGATCTACGATACCAACTTATCGGTGGCCTATTCTGCTGGCAACTATCGCCAGCGCAATCTGCCTGCAGTCAAACAGGCCAGGCCGTATCTGCGCTATCTGCCATCCAGCTCGGCCAACCCCAACAAGGAGCACCAGAAATGGTACAACCTGATTTTACCCCAGGATGATCCGTTCTGGCTCACCCATACCCCACCTAACGACTGGGGCTGCAAATGCGGGGTGACCAGTGTCTCAGAGCGCGAGCTGCTCAGGCTGCAAAAAGAGGAGGCGGACAGCCCCTATCCGATAAAGAGAAGCGCGCCCCCTGTCGAGATGGTCGAGCATATCAACAAGAAAACCGGCCAGGTGCGTGAGGTGCCGCTGGGTATCGGCCCCGGCTGGGATTATAACCCCGGCGCAGAACCATGGCAGGCAGATGGTAAGGACAACCAGAGATGAGCGTAACAATTACACATAATGGCGCGGCCTTTGCTGCGGGCCTTGACCAGATCGCCGACCGTTTTGGCTCAGCAGAACCGGCCATGCAGATCATCGGCGAGACCGTGGCCAGCTCGGTGCGGCGCAATTTTGAGAAAGGCGGACGGCCCACCGGCTGGCAGGCCCTTTCAGAGGTGACGCTGGCCAAAAAGCGCGGCGGCTCCATCCTTGTCGGCAAAGGTTTTGCAGGCGGCCTGCTGGGCTCAATCCATAGCGAGGCCAGCCCCACCGCCGCCTATATCGGCACTGATAAGATCTATGGTGCCATCCATAATTTTGGCGGCCAGGCCGGGCCGGGTAAAAAAGTAACCATCCCCGCCAGAGAATTTTTAATGATTCATGATGAGGATGAGATCGAAATCAACGAGCAGCTGGCGGATTTTATCTTAACCGGGAGACTTTAAAAAAATGAAAAAATTTGCACTGATGATTGCGGCCATGGATCTGGCCATGGATCTGACCCCAGGTGAGGAGCTGCCAGAATGGTTTGTGGTTTTTCAGGCGGGCCAGCAAGAGGTTGAGGGGCTCGGCCCGTTTGTGGTCAATAAAGAGGCCTTTAATCTGGTCAAGGCCGGGATAGATCGCCGGGGCATTGAGATAGTTTTTGATTATGAGCACCAGACCCTGGGCGGCAAAAAGGCCCCGGCCTCTGGCTGGTGTAAGGCCTGGCGCTGGACTGAGGGCGTCGGTATTGAGGCCAAAGTTGACTGGACAGAGGAGGCGGCAGCGATGCTTAAAAAGAAAGAATACCGCTATTACTCCCCTGTTTTTCATGTGCGCAAGAGTGACGATCTGCTCTGCGCTGTTCACAGTGTGGCGCTCACCAATGCGCCACGTACCAATCACTTGAAACCGCTCCTGGCTAAGCTAGGGGCAGAATTCAACAACGAAGAGGAGCACGAAATGGAATTGAAAGGAATGTTGATAGCTGCCCTACATTTGCAGCAGGACGCAGATGAGAAAGCGGTGCTGGCAGCGGTGGCAAAACTCACCGCCCAGGAGCCAAAAGAGGTAATAGCCAAGGCGGTGGTGGCCGCCCTGGGTCTCACTGTCGCCGAGTCTGATGAGTCGACGGTGGTGGCCTCTATCCATGCCCTAAAACAGGGCACGACAACCATGGTCAGTAAGGCGGATTTTGAGGCCCTGCAGGCAAAGATCACCGAGCGTGACGCAGATGAGGTGGTGGCAAAAGCTATCACTGATGGCAAGATCACCCCTGCTCAAAAAGACTGGGCGGATGAGTACGCCAAGAATGATCTGGCGGGCTTTGCCACCTTTGTGGCCAAGGCCCCGGTGGTGGTGCCGGTGGGTAAATTACCACAGGGAGAGCAGCAGCAAGCTGGCACCCTGATCACAGATGAGACAGTGCTGGCGGTGGCCAAACTGATGGATGTGAGCGCCGAGGATCTCAAACAATATGGCGGGCTGGAAGAGTAGCGCCAGCGCTCAGCGATAGTCGGCGATAAGAAACGCTCAAAACTTCATTTAAGATGGATGAAGATTTCAAAATTCAAGGAGTAAACAGATGGCACTAACAGAGGACAGAGGCACACCCTGGCAGGACGGCGAGTATCTCAGCGGCAAGCTGGCCGCAATAAAAGTCTATGCAGGCGGCATGGCTGCCAAAAATGCGACGGGTTTTCTTACCCCTGCAGCGGATGCAGTCGGGGCGGAGGTGGTTGGTGTTTTCCAGCAGCAGGTTGATAATAGCGCAGGGGCAGCCGGGGATCTCTCGGCGGCTGTCCGCCGGGGCAAGGTCTTTTTAATGGCCAATGACGCCACCAATCCGGTGCTGCAGGCCCATGTCTGGACTAATGTCTATGTCAAAGACGATGAGACAGTCGACTCTGATGGCGGTACCAATAACATTGTGGCGGGCAAATGTGTGGGTCTGACCGATGCGGGCGTGTTGGTACTAATAGGCTAGTTTTTAGCATGAGTTAGTTTTTTCTTAAATTGGGGCCCACGTTTTATAAATCCGGCCTTTAAATAAAATGACAAGGAGTAATAACAATGTTGGTTAATAAGAGCAGCCTGGCTGCAGTATTTATCAATCTCAATACCCTGTTCAATAGGGCCTTTGCTAAGGGCGAGCCCAGCTATACCAAAATCGCCATGCGGGTGCCATCCACCGGCAGCCAAGAGGATTACGCCTGGCTATCAAGCTTTCCAAGGATGCGCCGGTGGGTCGATGAAAAACTCATTAAATCCCTCAAGGCCTTTAAATATTCCATTGTCAATGAGGACTGGGAGACCACCATCGAAGTCGATAGAAATGATATCGAAGATGATAGTCTGGGAATCTATGCCCCCCAGGCCCAGGCCGCTGGTGATAGCGCAAAAATGATGCCGGATGAAATTGTCGGCGAGGTGGTCAATGGGGTGTTTACCGTGGATTGTTTTGACGGTAAAAAATTCTGCGCCACAGATCATCCCGTCTATGGCCTTGATGGCAAAATCGCCAGTGTTTCCAATAAGGGCACCAAGGCGCTGAATATTAGCACCCAGGCCCTGGCCCAGGCCTCTTTTGGGGTGGCCCGCACCGCCATGAGGAAATTTAAGGACAACCAGGGCAGATCCTTAAAGGTTAATCCTAATGTGCTGATGGTCGGGCCAGCCCTGGAAGATACCGCCAACGCGCTGATGACCGCCGACCGCTTAGAGGATGGCAAAATCAACCCCTACAAGGGCGTCTGTGAGGTGTATGTCAATGATGAGATCACCTCTGACACCGCCTGGTTTTTGCTTGATACCCGCAAGGCGGTAAAACCGTTTGTCTATCAGGAAAGAAAGGCCCCTGTCTTTGTTTCCCAGACAGACCCCCAGGCGGATGGCGTTTTCAAGCGTAAAAAATTCCTCTTTGGTGCAGAGGCCAGGGCGGCGGGCGGCACTGCTTTCTGGCAGCTCTGCTATGGCTCCACCGGAACTGCTTAAGTTAAGCAGAAATAATTAAAAAAAGGGGATCCCCTTTTCCGGCCTGAGACCCTTTGCAGGCCGGAAAAGTAAAGCGTTTTAAAAGTAGTCGACTACAAGGAGCTAAGCAAAAAAAATGGCCTATAGCACACTAGCAGATATCTATGCCCAGCTCTATGCCGCTGAGCTGATCAGGCTCACCGATGAGCTTGGCCTTGGTGTGGTCGATGAGAACAAGGTCACCGCCGCCATAGCCAAGGCTGATAGGCTCATTGACCCTTTTGTGCAGCAGGGCGGCTATGCTGTGCCCCTGGGCGAGACGGTGCCGATTATTAAAGACATCTCGGTTGATCTGGCCATTAAAAACCTTTACCAACTCAATGCAGGCGGGGTGCCTGAATCACGCGAGCTGCAGGCCAAAGAGGCCATGGGGCTGCTGGAAAAGATCGCAGCCAAGAAACTCCCCCTGGGGGTCGGAGATCCGCAGGGGGACAACAGCGCACATTCTGTTAAAATAAGCAGTGCCGACCGGATATTTAGCCGGGAAAAAATGAAAGGTTTTTAAGGGGCGAACGTGGAAAGGACAGTTTTAAAAGCGGTTAAAAACGCCCTGGAGGTGGCGGGGCTGGTCAGGCCCCGAGATATCTTTTACACCCCCCATGAGACCTTTATGCCCAGCGGTGTTTCATGTCCTGCCATCGGCATAAAAGACGGCAAGGTGATAAAGACCGAGCTGGCCGGGATGATGCTTGATGTGGTCTACCGGGTGGAGATCATCGGCTGGGTGAATATGAGCGCCGACGGTGAGGCAGCCCTGGTGGGTGATGATGGCATTATGGCGCTGATTGCAGGGATTGAAAAAGCACTTGATTTGAAAAGGCTGGGGCTGCCTGAAATCCTCCACGCCAAGGCCATAGGCGCACCGCAACCATCGCGGCTTTTTTTTACCGATAATAAGCAGTGGCTGGTTAAAAAATCCACTTTCCTTGAATACCAGCTGGAAATCCAGCGGGGAGAATAAAAAAATGATGCAATTGCAAACAAGACAGCCCGCCTTTGAGGTGGTCGATGGACCATTCAAGGGGCGGCGTTACACCCATGTGGTCGACTACAAAAAAGACGACATCCCACCCGCTGAGCTGCACAAGTTTACCCCGGTGAAAAAGACCGTGGAGAAATCACCAGCGCCAGGGCAACTAAAAGAGGAGGCTAAAACCTCATGAGATCCTTTGCTGCAACACATAATATCACCGCCATCTCGGCCACCACTGGCGAGACCGCAATCAATGCCTTTCAATCGGTTGATCTCTCTCTGCTCTCTGATATGGGCGATATGATCAAGCTGTCACCCAGACGGGAAAACAACGCCGATGAGGCCAATGGTAAGGAAGAACCTGACCAAGTCTATGACAACGGTTTTAAGGCCGAGACCAGCCGAACCCATAACCGGGCACAGCCTCAACATTTTGCCTATCTCTACGCCTTTGGTCTGGGCCAGGTGGCAACAACGGCAGCGGGATCCGGCTATCTCCATACCATCACCCCTATCAATGGCGGGGTTGATATAGCCCGTGAATTGCCATGCATGACAATGCTCACCAGAATGGGCGAGACGGTGCTCAAACGGCGCTTTGCCTCCATGTTTGTCGATCAGGTCAATGCCACCTTTGCCATGGATGACTGGGTAAAGATAAACGGCACCTTGAAAGGCACCGGCAAGCATGAGGACTCTGTCGTTGATGAAGTTATCGCCGCCGCTGGCACTGCTGCCACCCTTGACCTGGCCGCCAACGGGGTGCAGGGCTCAACCGACGCCGAGCGGCTGGACTCTATCCACCGAATACGGGCCGAGGTCGACGCCGGGATCTGGACAGAGGTCGAGTTTTCCGCCGTCTCAGCAGCCACCCCGGCAGCCATCACCATCACAGCACCCACAGCGGTGGCCGATGTGATCAATTATAAAGTGCTCTACGCACCGATTGAAGGGGCTGAGCTGGCCTTTCCTGCACGGGTGGTTGAGAGCCCGCTACGGGTGGCGGAAATGTCTTTTAACCTGGGCGGCTACTGGGATGGTGATGGCTTCACAGGCGGCAAGGCCATGGGGGCCGAGCTGCGCAATATCTCATGTTCTTTGAGCAACAACAGCAAAATCTCTTTTGTGCCCGGTGGCGGTGGTGCCTATGCCTCCATGCATGAGCGCGGCGGACGCCAGCAGACCCTGAAGGTCGACCGCAGTTTTCGAGATTTTATTTTCCAGCAGCATATCAAAGATAACGACCAGCT